ACCCGTCAATCAAGCGGTACATTGTTGTATCGCCTGAGCAGATTGAAGACCTGCTCAACAACACGACCGTCACTTCAGCGGATTTCAACACCGTAAAGGCGTTGGTCCAGGGTGACATCAATACGTTTGTTGGATTCGAGTTTATCGTCTCGAACCGCCTCAAGGATGATGGCACGTCACGCCTTTGCTACGCATGGGCGCAGGACGGCTGCAAACTTGCGGTTGGTAAAGACGTGATGGCTCGGATCGATGAGCGCAGCGACAAGTCCTATTCCACGCAGGTTTACTACTGCGCGACCTTCGGGGCGACCCGGATGGAAGAAGACAAAGTCGTTGAAATCGCGTGCAACGAGTAAGGGGAGGAGTGAATTATGGCTAACGTAAATCAGACCCTCGCCAGCAACTTCGTTGCTGACCCACCCGTCCACAGCCCAGTCCATCAGCTCCACGGCTCGATGCGTGTCGCTTGCGGCACAATCGCGCTCGCGGCTGGTGATCTCTCGGCTGGTGACACGGTAATGCTTGCCCCCATCCCGACTAATGCGGCGATAGTGAGCATTGTCCTCTACAACGACGACCTAGATTCTGGCACCACAAATACCTGTGATGTTGGTCTCTACACCAGCGATGGTGATGTGACGGCAAAAGACGACGATGTTTACGCTTCTGCCATCACTGACCTGCGTGCAGCCGTTGGCGGCGCAGGCACCGAGGTCGCGTTTGAGGCGAGAAATATCAACCTGATGGGTCAAAAGGTGTTTGAAGATGCTGGCGACAGCACCGATCCAAACACCCATTACTTTGTGGGCCTCAAGTTCGACGCCGCCGGCGACACCGCTGGCGATCTGTCGTTCAAGATCACCTACATTGTTGACTGATTGAGAGGGGGGCTTCGGCCCCCCTTTCTTTTCAAAGGATTCAACATGGCATCAAACGTCGATATCTGTAACTCGGCCTTAAACATGATAGGCGCGAGCAACATCATCTCGCTGACAGAAGACAGCCGCGCTGCGCGCGTGTGCAATCAGCGGTTTGAGTTTGTCCGCGATGCCGTCATGCGCGCGCATCCGTGGAACTGCCTGATCGTGCGCACCAGCCTGGCGGCAGATAGCGACACCCCGGCGTTTGAGTTTGACCATCAGCACACGCTCCCCACCGATCCCTATTGTCTGCGCGTCCTGCGGCCGCAAGATCCCGACACGGTCTTCCGCGTGGAAGGGCGCAAGATCATCAGCAGCACGACACCATTCAAGATGATCTATGTCGCGCGCATCACGGACCCCAACGAGTACGACCAGCTTTTGATCGAGTCCATCGCGTCACGGCTTGCTGCCGACATATCGTATGCCCTCGTCAACAGCGCCAGCCTGTCGCAGATGCTGATGGCGACATACGAGAGCAAACTATCAGAGGCGCGCTTCGTGGACGCGACCGAAGGTACGCCGGCAAACACGGTCAACATCGACCGCGCGAGCTACACCGAAAGCGACGTCTTCATCTCTTCGAGGTTCTAGGTGCCAAAAGTTAGCACAGCCTTTGCCAACTTCACGGCCGGCGAGATCACGCCCAAGCTCTTTGGGCGCACCGACATCTCGAAGTACGACAACGGCGCCGAGACGGTTGAGAACTTTCTGGTGCAGCCGCATGGTGGCCTGATGCGCCGACCTGGCACGCGCTTTGTGTCCGAGGTCAAAAACAGCTCAAACGCTGTCCGGCTGATCCCTTTCGAGTTCAACGTCGAGCAGGCGTATGTGCTGGAGTTCGGGCCGACATACTTCCGCATCTATCGTGACGGCGGCGCGGTGACATCAAGCGGGTCGCCGGTCGAGGTGACGACGGTCTACACCGCGTCAGATCTTGACGGCCTCAAGTTCGCCCAGGCGGCAGATGTCATGTACGTCGTCAGCCCAAATCATCCTATCTACAAGATTACGCGCACCAGCCACACGGCGTGGACCTTTACCGAGGTGACGACAGCCCGCGGCCCGTTTCTTGATCAGAACACGACAACCACCACTCTGACGCCTGACAGCCGTGACGGCACAATCCGGCTGACCGCCAGCGCCAGCTTGTTCACGAGCGACGACGTTGGTCGGTTGGTCAAGATTGAGGACGGCTTCGTCAAGATCACGTCGTTTACGTCGGCGACGGTGGTAGACGGCACAGCGCAGGAGTTGGAGGACGGCCGCGCAGAAATCCTGCCGAGTTACACGGCCGCTACGATCTCGTTCCACGAAGGCGACCCTGACGCGACCGGGCTGGAGCATAACGACCGCATCGAGGACACAGCCGCTGCGTTTATTGATCAGGGTTTTAAGATCGGCCAGACAATCGTCATCAGCGGCTCGACGTCAAACAATACGACCGACGGCCATCTGGTCGTGGACGTGACCGATAGTGTCATCACGCTGGCGCCAGGTGCGGATCTGGCAACAGAAGCAGCCGACAGCGGCCACACGTTGCAGGGCAAGCTGGTTGCGACTGACGAGTGGTCGCTGGGCGCATTTAGTAAGACGACCGGCTACCCGCGTGCTGTTGCGTTTTATGAACAGAGGTTGGTTTTTGCCGGCACGTCAGAGCAGCCGCAGACGCTTTTCTTCAGCCAGGGCGGAGACTTCGAAAACTTCGAGAGCGGGACCGCAGCCGACGACGGCATGGTGTATACGATTGGTTCTAATACCGTGAACGTCATCAGGTTCCTAGCATCGACGCGAAACCTGATCGTCGGAACATCGGGCGGCGAGTTCGTGGTCCGCGCGTCGGGCGCTGACGAGGCGATCACCCCAACCAACATACAGATCAAACAGCAAACCAGTCATGGTGCCGCGGACATCGCGCCGATGCAGGCAGGCAACGCGGTGCTGTTCGTGCAGCGCGCCAAGCGTAAAGTGCTGGAGCTGCAATTCAACTTCGACGTCGATGGCTACATCGCACCGGACGTCGCGTTGATCTCCGAGCATATCACTGAGAACGGGCTGGACGAGCTGGCGTACCAGCAGGAGCCTGACAGCATTCTCTGGGGTCGTCGTGGCGACGGGCAGCTTGCCTGCATGACGTACAAGCGCGAGGAGCAGGTTATCGGCTGGTCGCGTCAGATTATTGGCGGCGCGTTCGGTACGGGTGACGCGGTCGTGGAAAGCATTGCCACAATCCCTGGCGATCTTGACGAGGATCAAGTCTGGGTTGTCGTAAAGCGGACAGTGAACGGCGCGACCAAACGCTACGTCGAGTTCATCAAGGACTTCGACTTCGGCACCGACGTCAACAACGCCATCTTCGTGGACAGCTCGCTGACCTTTACAGGCGTGACCAGCACGCTGGCTGGCGACGAAGCCGCAGACCAGACGACGATCACGCTGGCAGACGCCTCTTCGTTCCCCAGTTCGGGCGCCATCAAGATTGGCACCGAGGTCATCACATACAGCGGCAAAAGCACGAACGACCTGACGGGCTGCGTGCGTGGCGTAGTCGGTCCCGCAGCGGCGCATAGTTCGGGCGCCACGGTCACACAGGCGACGTTGTCGCTATCAGGTCTCAGTCACCTTGAAGGCCAGACTGTCAGCATTCTCGGCGATGGTTCGGTCCATCCTGACAAGACAGTATCGAGCGGCGCAGTCACGCTGGAGCGGTACGTTACGAAGGCGCACGCAGGGCTGTCCTACAACTCGACACTGCGGACGCTGCGCGTAGATGCCGGCAGCGCGATGGGAACGTCGCAGGGCAAGATTAAACGCATCAACGAGCTGACGGTCAGGCTCTACCGATCAGTGGGCCTCAAGGTTGGCCGCGATGCCAGCAACCTGGACATCGTGCCGTTTCGCTCGTCTGCGACGTCTATGGACGCGCCGATTGCGCTGTTTACCGGCGACAAGGAGATCGAACTCAACGGCAACTACGACACCGATGGGCAGCTCACGATCCGACAGGACCAGCCGCTGCCGATGAACATCCTCGCCGTTTACGCAACGCTGAGTACTTTTGATCAGTGAGGATTGTGCCGTTTGAGATAGCGCACGGCGAGGCGCTGCTTGAGGCTGACCTAAACGACGACCGCAACCGTCCGGCCCCGGAGTTCGGCAACTTCATGCCGACGCTGGTGCATGAGGACATGGCGTTCACAGGCATCGACAACGGCTACTTGGTAGCAGCCGCTGGCATCTTCCCGCTGTGGGAGGGCGTTGGCGAGGCGTGGTTTCTGGGTGCTAGCCGGGTCGGCAAGCATCAGCTCCGCGTGGCGAAGCTCGTCCGTGAGGGGCTGCTGCGTATTGCCGAGGAGCAGGGTCTGTGGCGCGTGCAGGCAGCGATGCGTAGCGACTGGCCGGAACTGGCGCGTTGGGCAAAGTTTCTCGGCATGGAACACGAAGGGACCATGCCGATGTACGGCGCAAACAAACTTGACTACGAAAGGTATGCAAAGACATGGCAGTAGGAGCAACCATCGCCGGGGGATTGTTCTCGGCATACGGCCAGATGCAAACCGCGCGAGGCATGAAGGCGGCAGGCAGAGCCGCCATGCAGACTGCCGAATATAATAAAAAAATTCGCGACCGAAACGCGCGTGTCGCTGAGCAAGAAGCTGACTTGCGTGAGCGCGTCGGCGGTCGAGAAGTCGTCAGGTTCCGCAAGCAGTTTGACAAGCTCCAAGCGCGCGCCGGTACGGCGTATCGCAAGTCGGGTGTGCTTGCCACCACCGGCACGCCGCTGGACGTTTTGAGAGAAAGCGCCGACGAGGCCGAAGAGGATATCCAGACCATTCGCCTGACAGCGACGACAGACGCGGGACGTCTGCGCGAGCAGGGCGTCAATCAGCGTCTGGCTGGTCAGTTAACGCTTCTTGAAGGGCGCCAGCAACGACTGGCCTACAACATCAAAGCGCGCGATGCGCGCATGAGCGCGCTGACAACTTTGGCTAAGGGCGGCTACCAATTGAGCCAGATCGTATGAAGGTTCCCACTTACACAGCACAGCTAGATCGACCACGCCGGGGGCAAGGGCAGTTTCTGACCGCCCAGCTCAGTGCGTCGGCAATGGCCGCACCCGCACGCGCGTTTGCACAATCCGGTCAGCAGCTTGCGCAGGCTGGATCTGATCTTGCCGCGTTTGGTTTCAAGAAAGCGCAGATTGGTGCTGACAATGAAGCACAAGCGGCAGCGTTAAAGCTCGATATTGAACTGCAACAGATGCAGCAGGATTTTCTCGCAAATCCTAATATGCAGCAGGCCGAGCAAAAATATCAGGATATGGCGCGGCGGAAGGTCGAGACGTTTAAGTCGGGCTTATCCAATCGCCTTGCCCGCGATGCGTTTCGCAACCGCGCCGCACAAGTGACGTTGCGCAATCAGACGAGCTTTCTGAAGGCAAACAACGCCCGCGTCGTTGAACAGCGCAAGGTGCTTCTCACCAACGACATTGATGATGCGCTGAGACACGCAACCAACCCGTCAAACTCGTTAGAAAGCCGTGCCGAAGTAGCAAACTTAGGGCTGACAGCCATTGACAATGCGCTAAGTGATTTGGGGCCGGAAGAACACGCAAAGCTGCGGAATGATTTTTATCAGCGTTTGGCAAAAAACAGCCTGATCTCCGCCATCAATAAAGGTTTAGACGCTGAAGAGACGCTTGAAGATTTTCGCACGAATAAGTCTGCCGACCCTGTCGTAAGCGCAGCGCGGCAAAACCTATCTCCTAGTGACGTTGACAAGATTTATGGCGAGGTAAAATCCTCGACAGACCGCTCGCGCGCATACGCAGAACGAAAGCAAATCGTGCAGCGAGAATCAATCGCGCTGGATTTTGCAAATCAACTAGAAAGCATAGTCAACGACTTGAAAGTGAACGCTGATATGGCTGATGAAAATGTGGCAACTAAGTTCACAGAAGACACCACGCAGATGATTGACGACGCGGTTGACGCGCATGACGGGTCCGCAGAAAGCAAGGCGGAACTGAGCATTCAATTGCGGAAGCTGCGATCAAAACAAATGATCAACATTGGAGAACTTCAGCAAACCGCGCGGCGCAAAGAAGCTCTGCGAAAAGTTGACGGAGACGTGCGAGCGTTAGTAACCGACGTAACACGCGACCCCGGACAGATTGGCAATGCTCTTCAAACGCTTGATCTGTCGATCAGCGAAAGCGCGGCAAGGTTTATGAATACCGAAGAAGAAGAAAACGCCCGCCAGGCTGGCCGTGAAGATTTATTCGAAGCCGTTTTGAACACGCATTTGGCTAAAGGTGACGTCAACGCCGCGCGTGAACTTTTCAACAGCCCCGGCGTTGCACAGGCTCTTACCCCTAGTTTACAAGAAAATTACAAGCAAAAATTTCGCGACTACGACAACAACCAAAACGAGTTCACGCGGAAATATCGTGAGAAAGTCAACCTCTACAAAGCAGAGTTTGGTGTAGAGCCTGACGCGAGGATGAAGCGGCAGATGATGGGCGCTGGCGATTCAAAGCAAGCGTTCCAGCAAGCAAAAGGATTGCGCGATGCGTTTGAAAAGGGGTCTTCGAGATACAGATTGCTGGAGGAAAACTTTAGCAAGGTAAAAGCATCGGCAGAGAATGTGTCCCCGGCCGGTGATGTCAGCTTAATTTTTGCTTACATGAAGATGATTGACCCCGGTTCTGTGGTCAGAGAAGGAGAGTTCGCAACGGCTCAAAACACGGGATCAATACCCCAACGCTTATGGGCAAGATATAATGCTGGGCTAAAGGGCGAACGGCTTACAAAAGAACAAAGGGCTGATTTCAAAAATTCGGCGGAAAAGCTGTTTGAGTCGCAGCAGCCTTTACAGCGCGATCTTCAAAAGCGTTATGAAAACCTTGCAACGATGTTCGGCCTACCCCCTGAGCAGGTGGTCTATGACCTAGTTGATAAAAAGCCCGTAGTCTCCGCGCCGGTTGTCCAGCCAAGCGAGCAGCCAACTCCTGTAGGCGCTGCACAGCCTGCGGCTGCGGTTTCGCCGCCGTCTGCTGCGCCATCAGCGGCTGATCCCCCCATCAGGATCGACGCCAGCGGCAAGGTAATCCAGTAAAATGGCAGAAGAGCAGACCAACACCGTTGACGAGGTCGGCGGTGAAGCCCCCGTTGTGGCTGCTTCTGAGCCACCTGTCGAAACAGCGCCCCCGCTTGACACAGCGCCAACACCCGCTGCTGAAGTTTCGCCTGAGTTTATGAGCTTTATGCTGCCCGGCTTTCCGCGGCCGATTGAGCTACCCAGCAATCTGAGTGACGCTGATCGCGCAAAAGCTATAAACGCCTATCTTCAGTCAGATGCGGCCAAAGAGTTTATTGACCAGGACTCGGGCGCTCCTGCATTTGTCAGGGAGCAGGTTGGTAACGCGCCAACAGAGGACCGGCTCGCCAATATCAGGCGTTTTTATCCCGATGCTGCGCCGTATGACGACGACAACTTTATTTACACAAACCCCGACACGGGCAGGCTGACGCTATACAACGACCGCGGATTGAGTGTTGGCGACGTTGCGAGTCTTACGCGCGAAGCGTTTGTGGCTACTGGCGGGACGTTTGGCGCGATTTTAGGGGTGCCGGCTGGTCCGCCTGGCATAGCTGTTGGAGCAGGCTCAGGCGCCACCGTCGCCGGTGAACTATACGACACTTACAGCAATGTTTTCCTCAATCGCGTTGACACGCGCAGCGTCCTTGATCGCTCAGTAGACGCTGGCACCGAATTTTTTCTGTCAGCAGTCGGCCAGCGGGGCGGTGAACTTCTGACAGAAGGCACAAAGCGCGTTTTAGGTGGCGGCACACAAAAGGCCAAACAGCTCGCCGCTAAGTTCCGATCATTACGCATTGACCCGCCCGCAGGCGCCGTATCGTCGAGCAACACCGTCGCGACGCTGGAGCAGGCGCTGGGAGCCTCACCGTTCAGCAGCGATGTCGTGCAGAAGCAAGCAACGCGCGTGCTTGAACAGATCACGCAAGCAGCAAAGAACACAGTCGCAAAGATAGGCACACCTGTTTCGAAGGCGGAAGCAGGGTCGGTAATTAGAACAGCCGCCAGCAACGCTGCGGGTCGATTCAAAGCTACGCAAAACGCCGCCTATGAAAAAGCATTCGATCTGATTGGCAAGGATGCGCCGGTCGCGCTGGACGCTGTCCGTGCGTTGCGGGAAAGCCTCGAAAACCAACTCAACGAAGCTCCTGGATCATTACAGCGGTCACTCGGTCAAGCGATCAATACCCTAAAAACAATCGAAATGGATGCCACAGAGTCCGCTGTCTCAGGCACGATTCCGTTCAGTGCATTGCGTCAAATCAGAACGGCAATCGGTAAAGACCTAGACGAGCCTTTGCTTGCTGGATCAACCGGGTCACAGAACGCTGCGATGCGGCAGGTCTACGGCGCTTTGACCGAGGATATGAGCGCGGTTGCAAAGTTGGCAGGGCCAGAAGCGCGCAAGGCGTTGGAGGTAGCTGATCGATATACCCGCGCCTGGATGAACACGGCGGGCGTCACGCTCAACAAAATTGGCAAATTCGATACTGACGAGCAAGCCTACAACTTCGCCATGTCCCGCTTGGGTGATGGCGGCACAAATTTGCAGCGCCTACGCAATCAGTTTGAGCCAGAAGAGTGGGACACCGTAGCAGCAAGCGTTCTTGAAAAGATCGGCTTGGCAAGGCCAGGAGCGCAAGACGCGACGGGCGAAGTGTTCTCCGTCAACACGTTCTTCACCAATTGGAGCAAGATGTCAGCCGAAGCCAAAAACGCGCTTTTTGGCGGCAAAAGGTATGCCGAAATGCGCGAGGGGCTGGACACGCTTGTAGACGTTGCCTCTTCCCTCAAGGGTGTGGAGAAACTTGCTAACACGTCGAACACAGGCCGAGTGTTAATCACCTATCTTACCCTGACAGGAGCAGGCACTGGGCTTGCCGAAATGGGTACAGGTCAGGGCGCAGGCGCCTTGTCCGCGTTTCTAGTTGGTGGTCTGGGCAGCAGATATTCAGCAAAACTTATCACCAGCCCAAAATTTATTAATTGGCTGACTACGCCAGTCACGAACCCTAATGGCATCGGCCCCCATTTTGGGCGACTGACCGCTATCGCCGCAGAAGACCCCGCACTGAAAGAACCCATCGCAGCATTTTTGCGGACCTTTGAAGGAGCGCCGCAACCGCAAGGAGTCGAAAAAGAATGACCGTTTCAAGCACCACCACGAAAGTCAGCGCGAGCGGCGACGGATCGACCGCGGCGTTCAACTACACCTTTAAGATATTTGCCAACAGCGAGATGGAGGTAATTATCCGCTCGTCCACCGGCACAGAGACGACAAAGACGCTGACCACTCATTACAACGTCAGCGGTGCAGGCAACGACTCCGGCGGCACGGTCACGTTTACCAGCGGCAACATCCCGGCATCGGGCGAGACGGTCGTGCTGCGGCGCAAGCTCGCGCTAACGCAAGGCACTGACTACGTCGAGAACGATCCGTTTCCGGCAAACAGCCACGAAGACGGCCTTGATCGCCTGACGTTTATCACGCAGGGACTGCAGGAGGAACTGGACCGCTCGTTTAAGGTCAGCCGCACCAACAGCATTACGACCCCAGAGTTTACCGAGAATGCTGCTGCGCGCGCATCCAAGGCGCTGGGTTTCAGTTCTGACGGTAACACGCTGGCTGTGGTGGACAGCATCATTCTGCCGACGTCACTATCTGGCGCGTCGCTTAAAATGATCCGCGTGAACAGCGGCGAGACTAGCTACGAGTTTCAGACACCAGCGCAGGTCTTCACCAATCTGCTGGCAACCGAGAGCAACGGCATCATCGCGCACGCTGGCAGCGGCAGCGCAGAACCACGCACTATCACTGGCACCAGCAACGAGATCACACTGAGCAACGGCGACGGCGTCAGCGGCAATCCAACTGTGAGCATACCTAGTGCTTTGACACTTACAGGCAAGACAATTACCGGCGGCACCTATAGCAACATAGTCGCCACATCTACGATGGCTGGTGATCCGACCAGCGCGTTGCACATTGCTACAAAACAGTATGTGGACAGCGTTGCCGCCGGTCTTGGCAAACGCAGCACGGTGCGCGCCGCATCGACTGCCAACATCACTATATCGTCTGCCTTAAACAACGGCGACAGCCTTGATGGCGTTACCCTGGCAGACGGTGATCTGGTGCTGGTGAAGGATCAGTCCAGCGCCGAGCAAAACGGCATCTATGTCGTCGGCAGCTCGCCGGCGCGCGATGACCTCTTCGATACCTACGATGAGCATCCCGGCAGTCTGATCGCAATTGAGGAAGGCACCACGAACGCGGACGATCTGTATCTCTGCACCAGCAACACCGGCGGCACGCTCGACACAACCGCAATCGCTTACACGCGGGTGTTTCCAGGCAGCGGCGGAACTGTCACGTCAGTTGCGACGGCTGGCCTTGCCACCGGCGGCACTATCACTGGCAGCGGCACGGTCACTGTTAGCATCAACGGTCAGTCTGGCCTGAGTGCAAGCCCGGTCGCTGCGGACGAGTTCGCGATCTACGACGCCGACGCAACGACGCACAAGAAGATCACGACGACTGAACTGTTTGGGTCCGACGTTTTGACCGCCACAGCGCGTGAGTACACTAAAGCGCAAAACTTTAACATGACGACGCTGACTGATGGCGCGAACATTAGCTGGGATTTGTCGTCCAATCAGGTGGCAACGGTCACCCTTGGCGGCAACCGCACGCTGGACAATCCATCTAATCAGGTAGCTGGCTGCACTTATATTCTAATTGTCAAACAAGACGGCACCGGCAGCAGAACGCTCAACACGTCTGCAAGCAATTACAAGTTTCCGGGCGGCACAGAGCCAACGCTCAGCACGGCTGCGTCTGCGGTGGACATCCTGACGTTTGTGTCGGACGGCAGCAGCATGTTTGGCGTGGCGCAACTGAACTTCTCGTAGAGGACAAAGATGTTTACTTTTCCAGTTGCTCACTTTGGCGGTGGGGTGGATTTCACTATTGACCAAGCGATCCGTTTCAACGACGACCATAGCGCCTACCTAAGTCGGACACCCGGCAGCGCAGGCAATCGTCGGACATGGACGTTTAGCTGCTGGGTTAAACGGGGAAACTTGACCGGCGCAAACCAGCCTATCTTTTCCGCTGGTGGTGACGACTGGCTGATGTTTTTGTCTGCCGAAACGCTTGGCTTTAACACCGATGGAAGTAGCAATTATCGGATCGTGACAAGTCAGCTTTTCCGAGACCCCGGAGCCTGGTTTCATTTGGTGCTTCGCGTGGACACGACCGCTTCCGCTGGGGACAGACTGCGCCTTTACATCAATGGGTCAGAGGTCACTGACTTCGGAACAGATACAAATCCGACGCTGAATTACGACACTGCATTTAATAATACCGGCGAACACAACATCGGAAAACTTGTCGGCGCATCACAATATTTTGATGGATATCTTGCTGAGATAAACCACGTTGATGGGTCGAGCTTGGCACCAAGCAGCTTCGGTGAAACAAACAGCGATACAGGTCAGTGGGTGCCGAAGGCTTACTCAGGAAGTTATGGAACGACGGGTTTTCACGTCAACGGTGCGGACAGTTCTGACCTTGGAGAAGATCAGGCTGGGTCAAATGACTGGACATCGAATAATTTAGCCGCTGCCGATAGCGTAAGCGATAGCCCGACCGACAACCACTGCACACTTAATCCGTTGTGGGTGGACAACCACACACTGAGCGATGGCAATCTAGTTGCTTCCGCTGCGGCAGACAGCGCAGCAATCGGTACGATGGCTTTTGATGTTACCGATAGTGACGGTTTTTATTTCGAGGCAAAGGTTACAACTGCCGCGACGTATCCAAACGTAGGCATCCGGACGGTTGAAAGCCCGTCACAAGTTGGAGCAGTTACTAGTTTGTCGGGGAATAGCACAGGTCGTTATTCTTTTACTGGCAGCAATGGAAACTTTAACGATGCTGGCAGCAGTTCAAGTTATGGTTCTGCTTGGGCGGGTACTGCTGATAAAGTCATCGGAGTTCTTGTCAAAGCTGGTGCATTATATTTTAGCGTTGACGGCACAATTCAAAACTCAGGGACAGCCGCTAAAACAGGACTGACCGGCCTGATGGTGCCAACAGTATTTTACGATGCTGGGTCAGGCACACAAGCGACGTGGGAGATGCGCTTCGACGCATCGGATTGGTCAACGACGCCGACAAAATACAAGGCTATAAGCACCGCCAACCTCACAGACACAACTATAACGACCAGCGGCACGTTCACCGGGAATGCCTCGGCAGATGGTCCATTCGTCTATCTCAACGGCGTGCCTACCGCGATGACGATCAACGGCAATAGCGTCACGTTCGCAACCCATGCCGACAAGCTGTCGAATGGCTTCAAGGTTCGCACGTCATCAAGCAGCTACAACGCAAGCGGGTCAAATTCGTATTCAATCTCAACCACTGGCGCTGCATTCGCTGACAATGCCAACGCGCAGGGCAATCCGTAAGGAGCAAAGACGATGTGGAAATATACGCCGACAAACAAGACGATTCGCCCCGGCATGGCTTGGACCGACCGGGATGGGGCGCGGCATCCGGCAAGCTGGCACACATGGAGCGCCGCAGAAAAGGCATCGCATAATGTCATCGAGATAGCCGATCCGGTTGTGCCTGACTCGCGCCTCTACACATGGGCGCAGAATTCCGACGGGTCTATCACCAGTACGCCGAAGGATATAAACGACAGGACCGAAACGATTGATGGCGAGGTCATCACGTTTCCCGGCGTCAAGTCTGTGCTGATGACACAGATCAAAGAACGGCAAGCACAGATGCTTCTATCAACCGATTGGGCTTATGTGCGGAAGATGGACACCAACATCGACGTTCCGACTGACATACAGCAGTGGCGCGATGAAATCCGATTGGCGGCAGCAGCGAAGGAAGACCAGATCACACAGGCGGCAGACATCGACGCAATCGCTGCGGTCATTAACGCCGATGGCTGGAACGACTGGCCGGAACTCGCATGATCGGCCGAGCAATTGCGCTGTTCTTGTTAGCCGTCATTTTGACGGCTTTTTTTGTGCCCCGCGCCGGCGCCCACGAATTGGGGTGCTTTGCCAAAGAACAATCCGAGATAATCGAGCCGAAGGAATGGGTGCGCGGCTACGGCACTACCTCAGAGGGCTTGGTTAAGTTGTCCGTAACCAGTTCCGGTACTTGGATGTTGACGTTTTCGCCGCCTAATTTGGACGGTGCTATCTGCATCGTTTGGCTGGGTGAAAATTGGCAGGTCGTAACCGGGGCAGGGGAGAGGGCTGCGTGGACGGCGCGATAGACCTGCGGCTTATCATCACTTTGCTGGGTGTTGCTGCCAGCGTATTTGGCGGCGTGGCAGCGGCCAAGTTTCAGATAAAGCAACTCGGTCAGGACGCAAAAGAGTTGCAGAAACTTGTGCGCTCGCTCGATGCGCGTTTTGACAAGTTACACACGCTGACTGAAACCCAGGAACAGCGGATCGATATTTTGGCAAAGATGTCGTCCCCGGAGAACCTACGCCGTGACCATATGAACATGGCTGCGATGCAAGCCGACATCGCGTTTCTGAAAGACGAAGCGGCGCGAATGCACAAAATCCATAACGGCGTCCATCCGCCAGTATCTAGTGAAAGAAAGGCCACATGATCCAATCCCTGATCCCGTCCATTCTCCCCGCGGTCACCGACATCGTCGGACGGTTCCTGCCGGAAAACGCTGAAGAGCGTGCGAAGGCGGAGCGCGCAATCAAGGCGAGCCTGACGGAACACCTCGCCAAGGTCGATCTCGCGCAGATTGACGTGAACAAGGAGGAGGCGAAGGGTAACTGGTTCCAATCGTCTTGGCGCCCCCTGACGGGATGGACCTGCGCGGCATCGCTGGCGTGGACGTATCTGCTCCAGCCGATGGCGTCGTTCGTACTAGCGCAGACCGGCCACCTCGTCTCGCTGCCGACGCTGGATATGTCGCAGATGATGCCGATCCTTCTCGGAATGCTCGGGCTGGGTTCGCTCAGAAGTTGGGAGCGCACCAAGGGAGTAGGGAAGTGATCAGCGCAAACCTGATCGACAGCATCAAGCGCCACGAAGGCTTCAGCCCGACAGCGTACCGCTGCCCCACAGGGCGCCTTACCATCGGCTTTGGACGGTGTGTGGACCCCGACGAACCGGGGACGGGCATCACTGAAGAAGAAGCGGAAGACCTACTTGCCAACGATCTGATCGCGTTCGAAGCCGCAGCGCGGCGTGTAGTAGGCGATAACATCTGGTCGCTGCTTAACCAGGTACGCCGCGAGGCGCTGATCGAAATGTGTTTCAATATGGGCGCCGGCAATCTTGCGAAGTTTAAACGCATGATTAACGCGCTGATGGCGGAAGATTACGAGGGCGCCGCAACGCAGGCGCTCGACAGCCGGTGGGCCGATCAAGTCGGCAAGCGGGCTGACCGCATCGCCGAACGGATTCGCACCGGCGAGTATGCCTGACAAGCGTCATATTGACGGCGATGTGTGTGAGTTAATTTGCGCCGAGCATTTTATGCGGCAGGGTTACTGGGTGTTCCCAGCCGCGCAGGGCAGCAGCCCTATCGATCTCGTCGTTGTCAATGAAGACGGCATGCACCTTATCCAGGTAAAAAAGGACGCGGGCAGGGTGAACCCCGGCCGCAATAAATCTGCCCGTATTCATCGCGTTCGCTCACAGTTGCAGAAAGATCTCGGCGTTCAGTTCGTCTACGTCAACATCGACACGAGAGAGGTGTTCATTACCGATCACAATTTTCACTCCCATCGAAAGCGACCCACGGAGTTGAACGACCCACTGCCAAAAATTTGATGTAAGATTTTCTCATTGCGTGTTCGTTTTTCTCATAGTAGAACGATTCTCGATTTTGGAATCGAGGTTTACGCGCTAAGAACCTGATTTTATTTGGTATTTTTTGAGCACTAGACGCTCTTCTAATCCGCAGGTCGGGGGTTCGAATCCCTCCGGGCGCGCCATTTAAAATCAAACACTTAGCCGTGTTTTTAGAACCCCTCGATTTTAAAATCGGGGGGTTTTTCGCGTTCTAGTGCCAAAAAAAAATCCCTCAACATAATCCGTAGGTCAGAAAGTTATTTTTTGACCTTGTAACGTAACAAAATGTTACTATATGTAATGACGAAGGATGACCCACGGACTGGGCATCCGCAGATTGAGGAGAGAGACCACATGGAACGCACACCGATCATCGACGCTGGTGCAGTAGATACTCAAGGCAACGGACATTACGCGGTCTGCGCTAGTACCGCAGCCGGTCATAATTTTTTGCTCTGTCATCATTTTGATAGTCAAGAAGCCGCCGAAGCTACCGCTCGTAAGGTGCGGGCTTTTGGATCAATCGACGAGGCGCGCTGGGTTTATTGGCGCAGCACTTACGGTTCAGCGGCGTTTGAGGCCGAAGAGAGAGACGCTCATATGTACGCATCCTCCATTCGCTCGGGCGCTTGCTCGGAAGACGACCCGTCCATCCCCCACAACATCCGCACATTGCTTTGATCAACCCGCCGGGGCTTCGGCCCCGGCATCAAGGAGAGAGACATGACTACCACCGAAGAATTTGAACTGCGCGTTTACGGGCGTGAGGGCAGTGTTTCCAGAACATGTTTGTCCACCAAAGACGACGCGATCCGCGCAGCCAAGGATGCGGCTGCGCTGGAAATGACATTAAACGCGGAAGTCTTTGCGCACCCCCGCGACATAGACCCGATTTTCGAGGCGACTGGGAAATACGGCCCCCGCTACCACTGGTGCGATGTGGAGGAGGCGTGATCACCCGACCCTAAAAGACGCCGGGGCTTCGGCCCCGGCATTAAGGAGAGAAAACATGAACTACGACATCATCGACGCTCGCCCGGTTCGACGCGACAAGGCCAAGATTGCGCTGTGCAAAACCGGCAACAGCTACACGCCGTTTGCCACCTGGTACCTACGCGACGACGGCCTCGCGCTGTCGGGCGATTACTTCCAAAATTTTGACGAGGCTGTGGACGGCTACCGCGAGCGGTGCCGTCAGCACCGCTGCCGATAGGAGAGAGACATGAAGAAATCAGACAAAATCACGCGCCGCGATGGCAAGTTCATTCTGGACCTGCGCGATATCGGCGGGGGGCGCGAAACGCACTACACGATGGAAGAGGCTATCCACGCTCGCGACCAAGCCTACGCCGACAAGCAGAACGGCGTTTATATTCCGCGCACGTCGAACCCAAATTTTGGCGATGCAAAGAAAGCGTTTCAGTCTTTACTCAACGCGAAGTACAAGGCTGGCGATTTGTCGGAAGACCGCTTGGTGACGCATCGGCGCAACATCCAATTTTTGTTGGATAATGTTCCGGGGCTGCGCTTGCATAAGATTATTGATATCGACGCGGGCTACATCGAAGAGCGCGTTGTCCCCGCCCTGTTCCGGCAGGCCCACGCGACCGGCCTTCAGCGATACGATACGTTGCGCCAGCTTCTGAAGTATTCAGTCAAGCGCAAGTGGGCGCGGGCCAACCCGTGCCGCGAGGTCGATCTCCCAAAGCGCAAGATCGAACACAAGGCGCCGCCCCGGATCAGCCGCGAGGACATTGCGGCGATTATCGCGAACGCTGGTGACTATGCGTTGCGCATCAAGTTCGCTGGCTATACCGGAGTCCGCGCTGGCGAGCAGATAGCCTGCGGCTGGGATAACTTGGATTTAGACGGCGCCGTTTATCATGTGACTCAGGCGCGGGACAAATCGGGCGCGCTAGGGTCCGTCAAAACAAAAGCGGGCGTCCGGTCAATCCCGTTGCCGGCGCCGCTGGTGCAGGATCTCAAAGAGTGGAAGCTGGCCCAACCGCTGGAGCAGCGGACGCGCGGGCTGGTATTTCCAACGCTTGCCGGAAACATGGCCGACGTGAACAACTGGCGGAAGCGCGGTCTGCACCCGGCTTGCGTTGCCGCAGGCATCGAACCGATCCGCTGGCACGATTTGCGCCACTTCTACGCATCTGTTTTACTTTTCGAAACGGACTACACCGACGCGCAAATCACGCAGTTTCTCGGACACACGTCCATCGATTTTACGCGCAAGCAATATGCACACTGGTTGTCTGATCCACGGCGCGACAAGACGCTGGCAGACAAGATGACCGCAGCGTTCGACATATAGGGAGTGAGAAAAATGGCTAAGAAAATTCCGAGCGTCGAAGGCGTCAAATGGGAATCGATACAGGGCCAAGATATCCCGCTGCAACAGCAGAGTGAGTTCGGCGAGTATCGTGAGTTTATGGCCGCGTACTGCGAGGCAAGATTGTGGTGGCTGGAAGAAGCCTGGAAGCCCAACGCATCACCGGCTCGAAAATTCTGGTTCCAGAACCGCTTTGCGTCGTCAATCTGTTATGCCATCGGCGAGGCGTGGCACAGGGGCTACTGGCTTAGCCGTCAAGAGTTAAAGGCTCACTGCGCTACTGTTCCGGACAGTCAATTTCAACGGCTGATCAGACAAGCGCAGGAAGCCGGTTATATCAGTCTTGATCCGATGGAGGGCGACGACAAGCGACAGAAGCTGGTCAGGCCATCGCGCACGTTCATCGTTTTTTTCGAGGGGTTCACTTACCAGTATTACAAAGTGATCTGCGAGAACAGCCACAAGCACAACCAGTTCACGCGAGGTCTGCGCGAGCGCATTGATCAGATCGAGGCGCTGGACGATCTGCGAAAAAATCGCCTTGGCTGGTCAGTGCATGACGAATACCCCGAGATGACCATGCGGCCCATCCAGGAGGTTATCGAAAAATAGTTTGCAAAATGCTCAGCAAAATGCTGAGCAAATTGATGATTTTTTTCTCCCTCTCGTTGTGGCCTGATATTCAACGAGAGGGAGTTTTTTTATGATCAAAATAAAGTTGCACGACGAAGGCGATGTGTTTGACGTCACGATCACGTTTCCAGATACCGATGCATTCATCGCGAATGAGTTCTCAACGAAAAACGACGCGGAGGATTTTGCCCGCCGCGCCGCTGATCTGTTTGCGGACGTCGATGACGTCCAGGTAATTACCTCGCGGTCATCGTCGGGTAGTCCTGGCAATGGCGAGAGCGAGCAGCCGCTGCTGCGTCACTAGACTCAACTTTGTACCCTCGCGCTCCGCGCGCGGGTCATCCTCGAACTGACCGCCGAAATCCACGTTGGGCGCGCGCATACGCTCCGCCCTTTCCGCAGGCGCCGCAATCATTTTGGAATGGCGGTAGCGCCACGCATCGTTCAGATCATTTGCCATTTTCTACTCCCTCAATAAGCAAGTCCAAAAACCAGCGCGCCTTGCGCAGGTCTTCGACGCCGTTTTTCTCGCGCCAGCGCCACAAATATTGGATCGCACTCGCAGTAGCGTGAGCTTCAACGCCTTGCAGATTCGATACCGCTGCCTTGACTGCGGCGATGCACTCGACCCCGCCCTTGTTGTAATAATTTGGACGGTTGACCGCGTCGTAGGCTTCATCAGAAATGCACTCACACTGGACGATCATGCCGTTTGACGTGCGATAGAAATGGTCGCCGTGGCACCGCTCGCACTCAGTCATCAAGTTCACCCGCAAGGCGCAGGATCTCGGCTCGCGGCACCCACTTGCCGTCGATCAGCTTGATCTCACCGGCTGCGGCGAGCGCGTTTAGTTGCTTATAGCGATTGGAGTTGGCGGAACCGAAGAGCGCCATGCAGGCGCGCTTTTTGTCTAGTAGCGCAGTCTGGGCGCTCACAGAAAGCACCTGTCGATTGAGGCGCAGCTAAAAATCATAGTGAAGTAGGCGAGGGCTATTAGGCCCGCCAGAACGATAAATTCGGTTGCAAAGCGCAACATTTTCTCTCTCCTTGTCGTTAAGGAGAAAGAGCCTAGTTTAAGACATTACGAAATGTAAAGTAAAAATTACGTTATAGATGTTCCACACACGATGTGGATCGCAGCGATAGAATCTCGCCGAATCGTAATTTCTTTCGACGGATTGTACTGACGAAGCGTTACTTCGTCGTCATCCGCGCTCACATATTCTTTGACGATTGCAGTGCGCGTCTTGCCATCCTCGATCTGGACGACCACGTCGTCGCCTTTCCGCGGCGGCTTGCCCGGTCGGACGTAAACGATCTCGCCTTCACGGAAGCGCGGCTCCATAGACGTGCCGACTACGAACACGGCGTAGCCGTTCGCGCTGCTTGCCATGAGCGGGTGGCGGTCAACGTACTCGACCGGGTTGCTGACGTCGGTCACGTCGGCGCCCAAGCCGGCGGCTGCGTTGCCGTATACGGGGATTTGGTTTTCGCCAACGTCTTTAGGCGGTGGACCGCCGTTCATATCAAAGCCTATGACTTCGTTCGCGGTGCAGCCCAGTGCTTCGGCTATCTTCTCCGCCAGGGCAGGGCGCGGCTCACGCTCTCCGCGAATGTAGACGCGCAGCGTTGGCGCCTTCACGTCTATCATCTTGGCGAGTTCCGGTATCTTTAAGCCGGCCCGCGCAGCGAGTTCGGCAATACGGTTCTGTGGCATATGTCGTCCGTCGTCGTTTTTTATCAGCTACAAATTTTTTTTTGTAATGTAGCAAATTACATGTTGTCAGAATTTGTGAACGGATGATAGCACTTTCTCAGACATTACGAAACGTAATGGAAAAGAGAGAGAATGCTACTTCGCGATTGGTTGATTGAAAACGACCTGACCTACACCGCAGCGGCTTCGCGGTTCGGGTGCAGCCGCCCAGCCGTTTACTACTACGCAATCGGTCGGATGCGCCCCGGCGCGCAGATCTGCGCAAACATCATGCGCGAGACAGGCGGCGAGGTCACAGCCGACGACCATCAACTCGCATTCATGCAGGCGCAGCAATGAGCGCGCGCAACAAGCAGCGCGGCTACGAACTTGAGCGCGAGGTCGTCGTCGCAGCCGAGGCGGCAGGACTAGAGGCCAAGCGCGTGTTCGGCAGCGGCCAGCACAAGGTGCAGCTCGGCGAGGACTTTGCCGGGGACGTGGTCGTGGAAGGGCTGCGCGTTGAATGCAAGCGCAGGAAGTCCGGCTTCAAAACTATTTACGACGCCTTTGATCAGGACGACGCCGACATCGTGGTCGTGCGCGCTGATCGTTCGCCGCGGCTTTGGGTGCTGCGCGAGGCCGTCGTCCTTGAATTGTTGGAGAGAGCGAAAGGAGACAATCATGCCTCTTAACATCACCAGCGGTACGGCAATGGCGCCGCCCCGCATCCTGATCTACGGCCCACCGGGCGTGGGTAAAACGACGTTTGCAGCCGGGAGCGGCAAGCACGCGATCTTCGTGCCGACTGAGGAGGGCGCTGACGTTGTCGGCGTTGATCGCTTCGATCTATGCGAGACGACCGGCGCCGTCATGGACGCGCTTGATGGGCTGATCAAAGAGAAGCACGACTACAAGGTCGTCGCGATCGATAGTTTGGACTGGTTCGAGGCGCTGACCTGGAAGAGCGTCTGCGACGAAAACCAGTTCAAAAGCATCGAGGACGCGGGATACGGCAAGGGCTATGTGATGGCGCTCGCTTTCCACCGCGCACTGCTGGGCAAGCTCACGCAGTTGCGGCGCGACAAGGGCATGGCGTGTGTGTTGCTGGCGCATAGCCAGGTCAAGCGGTTCGAAGATCCGACGACGGAAGCGTTCGACCGCTTCGAGATCAAGCTGCACAAGCGCGCATCCGATCTCTACACCGAGTTCTGCGACGTCGTCGGCTTTTGTAATTACAAGATGACCACCCGCGAAACGACCTCGTCGTTCGGCCAGAAGAAGGTCAAAGCCGTGGGTAGCGGTGAGCGCGTCCTGCGCTGCGCCTCGCGTCCCAACTTCGTCGCCAAGACCCGATACCAAATCCCCGATGAACTGCCGCTCGAATGGGCGGCGTTGATGAACGCAATCACACAGAAGGATGAGAAGAATGGTTGAACTTAATTTTGAGGTGGAGGCGGTTGAGCCGTCTTCGTTTGGACCGCTGCCGGCAGGCGAGTACGACGGCGAGATCGTTGCCTGCGAAATCAAGGAAACGCGCAGCGGCACGAACATGCTGTCGCTGGAAATCCAGACCGCGAAGGGCAAGGTCTGGGACAATCTGAACCTCTGGCACAGCAACCCGAAGGCGGTCGAGATCGCGAAAGAGCGCCTGTCATCAATCGGGTCCGTGCTTGGGATGCAGAAGATCGATGACACGGACCAGCTCTTAGCGAAGCAGGTACGCATCCGCGTCGGCATCCAGAAGAACAACCCCGAATACAACGAAGTCTTGGGTTACCTCCCGGCGTCCTCCCCGCCGGCGGCTGCGGCCATTCCCTCCGCAGCACCCGCTCCAGCACCGGCCCCGGCGGCGTCGTCCGCGCCCTGGGTCGGCTAGAGCGTCAACTGGCGGGCGTCAGTTTTTTAGCATTTTTCTGACGCCCGCCCTTTTTATCGGGAGAAGACATGGTTGCGATTGAACTAAACGACGGCGACGCGCTGCTTGCGGCCGCTGATGCCGAGATGGAGCGGCGGGAGACAATGAAGCCGCCGCGATTGCATCTCGGCATGAGCGGCGGCGGCTACTGTCCACGGCGTCAGTGGTACGGCTGGCTTTGGGCTGCGCCTCGTAAGATACCAGCGCGCGGGTTGTGCGCTATCGATGACGGCATCCGCGGCGAAGACGTGATTGCGGCGCGCATCCAGGCGGCGCCGGTCGGCTCTCTTTTGACGCGCGACCCAGAGACGGGACGGCAGTTCGAGGTCGTTGATGCGGGCGGTCACGTTGCTGGTCACATGGACGGCGTGGTGTACGGCCACCCGGCAGCGCCGAAGACGCCGCATGTGTGGGAGTGCAAGGTCGTCGCGCAGCGCAAGCTGGAGAGCTTCCGCAAGATTAAGGCGAAAGATGGCGAGAAGGCGACGCTGCGCCAGTGGGATCACGTCTACTGGGTGCAGGCCCAGCTTTACATGCTCTACGGCGGCTACACGCGCCACTGGCTGACTGTGGCGTCGGCGGGGTGCAGGGACTGGGATGCGTGTCGCACCGAGTTCGTCCGCGACGAGGCGGAGTATTTTGCTGAGCGGATGCGGTCGATGGTTGAGAACGTCGATGAGATGCCGGAGCGCATCGCAGAAAATCCAAAGTCGCCCGACTGCATGTGGTGCGACTTCAAACAAATTTGCCACGCGGATGAGCCGGTCGATCAGAACTGTCGGACTTGTGCGTACAGCAAGCCGGTCGATGGGCCGCAATGGCTCTGCACTAAGCACAAAAATTACCTGGACGCGGGCGAGCAGGCGGCGGGCTGCGGTGACTATTTGAAGCGCGAGGCGATGGAGTGATGAATTGTCCCGATTGCGATGGCGAAGGGGAAATCGAAGTCGAATACACCGTTGGCGGCTACACCCCTGACCGCTGGGTTGAGATACGGACACGCTGGATCGAATGCCCAACTTGTAACGGCTGGGGCGCCCCAGTCGAACAAATTATCAAGGAGATTCCTGATGACTAGTGCAACGATTTACATCGCGTTGATTGTCGCGGTCAATTACGGCTTCAGCGTTGTGCCGCTGGTGCCTGTGCTGGGCGAAATGTTTCCGCCGATGTCGCTTGCTGTCGGGTTGGTCTTCGTAGCGCGAGATTTTGCACAACGGGCTATCGGTCATCGCGTCTGGTATGCAATGGCGGCGGCTGGCGCTCTTTCTTACCTGATGGCAGACCCGTTTGTTGCTGTCGCCAGCGTCACCGCTTTTGCAATCAGCGAGGCGGCGGACTGGGGCGTTTATTCCTACACCAAAAAACCGTTTGCGCAGCGAATTTTGATTTCGAGTGTCGTTAGCACGCCGCTCGACAGCGCGGTGTTTCTCCTGATGATCGGCCATTTTAGTTGGCTTGGCTGCGCGTTGATGACTGTCGCGAAGCTGATTGGCGCCGTCGTCGTTTGGCGGATGGTAAACCGGCGTGATTTATCTTAGCGGCAGAGCGTTGCCCATCCAACCGCACCCGCAGATCGGGGTCATGTTGAGCATGGCTAACCACACTCGCAAGCATGGCCACGTTCTTTTCGCGTGCGACAACGGCTGTTTTACGCGGCCCGACAAGTACACCGACGACGGTTTTCTGGAGTGGCTTGACGCCCATCCGCGAACTGGTTGCCTGTTTGCCGTCGCACCTGATGTCGTCGGAGACGCTGACGGCACTTTAGATCGCGCTGTTCCGATGCTGCCGCGTATCCAGGGGTTGGGGTTCCGTGCCGCATTCGTGGGTCAGGATGGTTCGACGCCTAGCAGTTTACCTTGGCCGGATTTCGACGCGCTTTTCGTCGGCGGCACCACTGAGTGGAAGCTGTCAGGCGCGGCGGCAGATTTGATTGCTGAAGGCAAGCGCCAAGGCAAATGGGTTCACATGGGGCGCGTCAACAGTTGGGCGCGTATTTCTGCCGCGAATGCGCTTGGCGTCAATTCGGTTGATGGGACGCATCTGGCTTTTAAACCGGATCAGTACACACCGCAGGTTATTGCGTGGCTGAACCGGATAGCAAATCAACCGCGGTTATTTGAGCGGTGCTTCGGCACGGGTGAGGTGGAGGATGACGAATGTTGAATGTGATTAGCCTTGGCGCGGGTGTGCAGTCATCGGTCATGGCGCTGATGGCGGCACATGGTGAACTGCCGATGCCCGACTGCGCGATATTTGCGGATACGCAGTGGGAACCGGCAGAAGTTTACGCGCATTTGGATTGGCTTGAGGCGCAGCTACCGTTTCCCGTTCACCGGGTGACTGAAGGCAATCTACGCGAACATACGTTGGCTGGAGTAAACTCAACCGGCCAGAAGTTTTCGGTAATTCCGTTTTTTACAGAAACCGGCATTGGTCGAAGGCAATGCACCAGAGAATACAAAATTGTGCCAATACGCCGAAAAATTGCGGAATTGATTGGCCCTAAAAAAAGACCAAATTCGGTGCGTCAGTGGATAGGCATTTCAACTGACGAAGCAATGCGGATGAAGCCCAGCGGCGTTGCATATGTGCAAAATTGGTGGCCGCTGATTGACGCGGGGATGTCGCGCCAAGATTGCCTTCGTTGGTTTGAGCAGAATTACGTTGATCGCAAACTAGCCAAGTCGGCTTGCGTCGCTTGTCCGTTTCACAACGACGCGATGTGGCGAGACATGAAGCTAAATGACCCAGCGTCGTTTGAACAGGCGGTGGAGTTCGACCACGCGAT